AATGCAGACATAAATTCCTTTGTTATAAGAGGGCCCGAAGGCCCTCACTATAATTATGTTACGTTGTTATTCTGAAGATATGATACTGTAACTATACCTTCACCAACGGTTCCATCGCCGTCCGTCGCTGTGAACTGAGCAACCACGTTGGAATCTGTTGTTCCTACGTCTGCCAGTGTAACTAGTGTTGCAGCGACAGGTTGTGTTCTTCCTACTGTTTTTGCAGTTGTCGCAGCAACGTATGCTGTTCCATTTGCAGTCGTTCCCACAGATAAAGTCGCAGCGTTGGTATCATCATTAATAACAATGATATCCATCTTAACGTCAACTATTTGTGAGTTTGCTGGAATAACACCTACTGCAGTATTAGCACTTGCTCCTGTTAAGGCTATTGATTTTGATTGTGTCATTTCTACAAAACCAACATTCTTGATATCAGAACCTACAGTAGTGCCTGTTGTTTCTCTTATCGTTCCAGCTTTTACTGGACCCGAAAATGTTGTTGTTCCCATAAGTCTACCTCCTTGTAGTCTGCTTGCGCAGTCGTCTGGGTCGCTACTAGGCGTCGTAAAACGCCTAGTAACTAATTATTTATTACTTATTACGCTGCTCCTTCAGTACCGTAGATTCCTCTCCAGTCTGTAAAGCCAAAAGAATATCTTTCTCTTGTTTTGTAACGTAAGTTGCCCGTACCAAAATCGCCTTCTACAGCTTTTTTGATTGGTGCCCTAACAAAGTGTTTCATTCCATCTGGACAATCAGTACCTATAAACCACTGATCTGCATCAGTAAGTCTTTGATTGACAACCACTCCGCCTGGAATCATACCTAATGCTCTTACAGCATTGATATCATTGTCAGCCGTTCCTGGTCTTAGATTAGATTTTAACACTCTTTCAGCAACGAATAGCAATTCAGGTGGACAGATCAATTTTTGACCTATCAACGCGATTGGGATTTCTCTGTCGTCTTTAGCTTCTGCTATTTGAATTAACAAAGTTTCTAAAGAAGTTTCAGATAGATCTGCTGCTGTTGCCAAAGTGTTAGATTGCGTGCTACCGCCTCCAGTTGGATGCGCAGCACTTAATAAAGATACTCCGTCTCCTCCTGTTGATGTAGTAGTCGCGTTATTCAAGACGTTTGCACCTTTGATCTCTTTAGTGTGTTGCATTGATCTTGCCAATGCTCTTGCGTATTTCGCACCAAGAGAACCGTACAATCCGTCTTCCTCAGCTTCTTCTGTAATAGAAAATGCCAAGGCAACTGTTTCGTGAACGTACCTAGCGACAAAGCCTTCTCGGCCAGTGTCGTAAGTAATCATTGCACCTTCTGCCTTCGTCGGAGCTTCTCCGAAGCCGATCATTTGAACGTCTTCTTCAAAAGCCTTCATTGATTGCTCTGTAGAATAGATTGCTCTCCATTGTTCTGGATAACGATCGTATTCCATACCAAACACGGTATTTAAACCTAGATTGAGCTGTTTGGTAAACTGTGCTCTATTTAAAGCCATAACTCATATCCTCCTAAATACCTGCTGTGTTAGCTCGAAGCTGGTGGTTGTTAATATAAACTTCCACTTTAGCTGCAGCGCCCACAACATTGCTGGGTTCGTCGATCAATCGTAATATTCTTATAGGAAGTGTAGCAGTGACAGCAAACGTACTGACTGTTATTTCCTGTTTTGAATATCCGAAGTCCGTGTTCCCGGCGGTTAGTGTTACATTAGAATTCAAGCCTACGTCTGCGTTAGCAAACGTGCCGTCGCATTGAATACTAAAGATTATGTCTGGATCATCATATACATATGCTTTGACCGCTGAATTGGTCTTTATAGTTGTACTAGCTGTCCAGACTTTGAGGAATTTTACATCCCCAGTGGCTTGATCCGTGTACTCGCATCCCGCAAATACGCCAACCGGCTTAGTGTTATTAGCCATAAGGGAAATAGTCCCATCGGTTAATAACTGAACTCCATCTCCTGTAAAGATGGAAGTTGCATAGCCATTAGCAATTTCGTATGCATTAGTTCTGATCACACCACCTGCTAAATGCCTTGTGGGTGTAAACCCTTGAGGCGCGTCTAAATTAGCCATAATAATCCTCCTAGATTATTTGTGATTTAGTTACTCTTTTATACCGCCTCTGGTAACTTCTGTCTTATAGGTCTTTTGAATAGGATTTCCAGGATGTTCGACTTTGTTTAAGTCGTGATCGACTGACCTCTGAAGATTTTGTGTTCTCTTACGATAAAAATCATCGCGTTGTTTCTTCATCTCCACAGGCATTTCACAAAGAACCATGCCTTCCATTCCTATATAACCAACAAACTTACCATGTTCAAGCGTAGCGAAGTTTGGTTCCTTGACCGATTTAGGATCACGAGGTTTCCATCCTTCTCTCATACGTTTAGCAACGTTTGTTGGTGTCTCTTGACCTAAAATGCTAGTTGCAATCCAACGTTGTACGTAACCTTCACGCGGTTGGGGTGCCTCTAATAAGTTAGCAGGACGCCACTGATCGACACGAGTAGATTTCTCTTCTCGTGTTTGATTAACTATTTTATTAGTTTTTTCCATATTTGCAGGCTCCTTTATTGTTGACCTGTATCACTAAGGTTTTTTACTTCCCTAGCAAAACGTTTCAGTGCCGTCTCATCATTTATGTCGATACCAAAACTCTTTGCAGTATCTAAATCATCTTGAGTGAGCTTTACTCTATTGCTATTTCCAGATTTTGTTCTGGAAACTGAAGCAACTGGAGATTGCACTCTAGTTGTCTTTGATTGTACGCTACTTTCTTCTTCTTGAACAGCCTTTTTATCTGAAAAGCCAGGTAGTGTCGCCTTGAGACGTTTATCGATCTCGTCATAATAACCTGGATCATGAACATCCCATCCTTCTTCTGTTAACTCGCCATCGATACCGTAAACCAAAGATGTTGCTTTAGTGTGTCCTGGTTTATTGAACCAACCAGCGTTTTTCGATGCCCATTCCTTAGCGAGAGGTGGAAGAGGCTTAGTGTCAGTTTTCTTTTCGGGTTTTTCTTTAGAGACATCGACATCTTCGAGCTTATGCATTTCACTACGAATATCAGCCATTTTCTCCATAAGTTTTACTTGTTCTTCGGTATTACCTTCATCAATAGCCGATTTCATTTGTTTAGAAACATTTTCATAATTATTCTTGAAACCTGTTTTTAAACCTGATCGAGCTTTACCTTCTAAGGTATTATATTTCTCTTCCCAATCTAATGCTTTTCTTTCAGCGTCTGAACGTTTACCAACTTCTTTGGCAATACGTTTTCTGACCTTTTCTGAATAAGGTAAGTCATCAGAATAAGCAGGAACTTCTTTTTTAGGTGCTTCTACTTTCTTTTCCTCTTTAATAACTTCTTCTTTAACAGGTTCCTCTGTAACAGGTTCTGCTTTAGTTTCTTCTTGAAGTTTTTCTAAAGGATTTTTTTCTAGTTCGACTTCTTTTTCTTCTTTATCGATTTTTATATCGACTTCTTTTTCTGGCATAGTATCTCCTATGTTTGCGTAGATTACTCTACGTATGTTATATGCTACGAGATACCAGATCTGGGCTTTCCAAGGTTCCTAATATCTCATCATCATTTATTATCACCATTTTGATTTTTTGTACAGAGATTTTTGCACCAGCGTAACGCCCAAAGATAACCCAATCATTAATTTTACACCAGGGCTTCTCTCTATCAGAATAACATTCTGATCCCATTGCGATTACTTGACCAACACTATTTAAATAAGCCTGGTCTTCTTTATTTCTATCTGTTAATATAATACCCCCTTTCGTCTTTTCTACTGCGGGTAAGGGTCGAACAAGTATGCGATAACCTGTAGGTTGAGGTACTTTCTCAGGGGTAGGAGTATCAAAATTACTCATCGTCTATCTCTCCTTTTTGATATTTTTGACTCGTTTCATTTATGATTTCAATAGCTTTAAGGAGACCTTGATTATAGCCATAAACTCTCTTAAACTCCGAAATATCTTCTACACCTTTATTTATAAGATTATCACTTAAATCTTGCCTGTGTGATTTAATTTTATTTTTTATTGTTATTAGTAACTTCTCCATATGTCCTAGCAATTGATTTTAAAGTATCGTCGAAAGATTTATTTGCTTTTTTAGAAGCAAGCGCAAATAATTTTGGTTTTAAAACTTTGATAGATAATTTTTTATTTTCTAGAAACTTCTTAGCTTGTCTAATGTCTTCTCCCTTTACGGTCATTTCTTTTTTTCTTGCTTTTGTGTCACTCGGGTAGCTTTCTCGATGATGTCAGCCTTCGCTAGTGCATCTTGTCGTGTTTGTACCCTTTCTTCTTTTTGTTGTCCAGCTTTAAATCTTTGTTCTCGAATATCTAAATCTTTTTTCTTTAATTGAAGACCGCCTAGTTTAGTTTGCGTATCGACATCTTCCTTCTGTTGCTCGGGAGAAGGAGGCATCTGTTGCATAAGACCCCGTGCTGCTTGTGCTGCGGCAGCAGCAATTAAATTCTCTTGTTGAATAGGAACTTCTTTTGATTTTTTATCTTGTAATTCTTTATTATATTCTCCCGAAGAAACAGGAGTTTGAGGCGACTGCGCCTGCATCTGTTGTTGATATAAAAATGCCATGTGTTGACCCAAGTGAGCCATCATAGGGGCATAAAGAAGCTTCATCGCCTCTGGATTTCCTCCGAAACGAGGATCGACCATAAATTGTTGGTGAACAGTAATATGGGCAGCTTGATCCTGATCTTCAAAAGCTTGAATCGGATCCCCATTTAAAATCGCCATGTTCTCAGAGACAGGATCCCTTCTAGGTGTTTCTTCATCTTCGATGAGTAGGTTTTCATAATCGGGAATATTTAATGCTCCTAAAAAACGT